ACCACCACCCTCGCACAATACTCCTGCTACATAAAGATATTGATTATCAGCACCAGAACTTTCAACAAATACTCTAGTTAATCCTACTTGTCTTTTTCCGTAGATAACTGGAATAGGATTGTTGTTAGAATCTTTATTTACTAAAGTTCCTTTAGCTTCATCTTGAGAACTAAATCTAGGTGCTTTTGGTTTTGGTGCAATTATATAACTTATTGCAGTAGTTATTATGGTAGTTATAATTGCTGCTACTATTGCTTCACCCATTTAAATATGAAACTCCCTTTTGTATTTTTCTGATCTTCTATAAATTTGAAAATCATTATTTGCTCTAATCCATTTTACAGATTCATTAACTTCAATTTTATCTCTAAAATAATCTTTAACCCATTTCATAATTTGTTTAACATGGCTTTTAGCGACAACTTGCATAACCCAAATACTATCTCCACAATTCCATTCATTAGGTTTTAGTTTTCCAATAAGTTTAAATCTTTGTTCAACATTATCACTTAGAAAAGCCCAATTAGTAAATCCAACATCTTCATTTCCTATTCTGTGAATTTGATATTGGTCTAGGTTAATTGATGGAGTAATCATCTCAGTTAATTGTTTATAAGTAAATTTGTCATATTTAGGAAATTGTCTATATAGATGTATAATTCTATAAAATTCATTCATTAAGCTGAACCCCATTTAATCTTCTGTGCAGTCTTACTTGCAAATTCCATTCCTTTATCATTAGGAAAGTATAATTTCTGTGAGTTCTCAGCAGTTCTTCTTCCTGAAGTCTTTTCAAAATCTGCCCAATGAGAAGTTATAATTATATTAATTGAAGATGTGGTTGCATTTTCTTCAAGAGCAAAATTAGATATTCTTCCATCAAATAATAAAAATGGGTCAGCTATTAATGCCTGAGAATCATTTAAAAAACCTCTATACACTTTTGCAGGTTTGTTCATATAATTATTGTTAAGCAATAAAGAAATAATTGTTAAGTCTGCACCTGAAAATTTTAAAGTAAGATTATTAACTGATACGTCAGCAGTTTCTTGAACTTCAGAACTTCCTAAGAATAATGATGAAGATGTGTAAGTATTTCCGTCAAAAGAAATATCTTTATAATGATCTGTGTAATAAGTACCTGTGCCTATTCCTAGATAAACAAGTTCAACTGGATTAAGTTTGTTTGTTGCTATCTCGGCTATTACTCCAGCACTTAATGATCTTGTCATTACAGTACCTCTATAAGATCAACTTCGTATTGGAAATAATTTTCTGTGCTAATATTAAATTCTTGAATATCTCCAGTAAGTCCAACAGTAAAATCTACATTAGAATAAATTAGAACTGCATTGTCAGCTACGTTATCTCTTAATGGTGGTTCAAAGGTTAATGTTCCTTCGCCAGAACCATTAGATGATACATCTGACATAACCATATAAACTTTTGTTTGACCAGTAAATCTAAAATAGTCTCCAGCTTTAAAAACTCCTGATGTGCTGTTTGCCATTCCATCTATTGCAACAGAAGTAACTCCTGCACTAATAGCACCATTGACAGATATAACTCCTGAAGCAACTCCAAGAGCATCATCTATTGTTGGTGGCACATATTGGAATGATTCCATTTGTGATCTTTGTTTCATTATAAAAGCATTAATAGGTGCAAACTCAGTTCTTGTCATAATAGGAAATCTTAGTCTTAATCTAAATCTTTGTCCGTCTATTTGTCTAGCTTGTCGTCTGCCAGAAGCAGTTGTTGTAACAATAGTATTTTGGTTAGAACTTATCGCTACATCTCTAGGTATTGGGCTTGATGGGAATGTTCCACTCATACTATATTAGATTTTCCTTTTTGATTAGCACCCTGATTAACTAAGTTAATTATAGTTGCTCTATTATCAATTAATAATTCTTTAATACCTCTAACATCATTTGCTTGAATATTAAATGTTATATTCATTCCACTACTTAAATCTTGATTAGGTACGATAGTTCCATTTGTTGAAGGTACAAATAATTCTCTACCTCGTTCTCCTACTGTGATTGGCATACCACCTCTAACAGAACCACCTTCTGCAAATGAACCTTCTGTTGCAGTTATATCTCCACCACCACCTAAGAAACTTGCACCAATTTTTAATAGAGAACCAAAAAAACTTCCACCACCACCACCAACAGATGCTTGTGCAGTTTTAACTGCTAATATAGCTTTTTCAACAGCTAGTTTAGATATAAGTATAGCTATCTCTTTTAATTGAGCAGAAATAATTTCTATTAAAATAGTTTGTGCAACTCCTTTTAAAGTACCCTGTAAAGATTTTCCTAAAACTATTGATTCAGCAACACCTTTAGAAAATCCTTCTATTGCTCTATTCATTCCTTCTGCAACACTTGTGGCTACATCTTTTGATACTTCGTTTAACTCCTCAAATTTACCTAATACTCTTTCTAAAAATGAATCTGTTTCTTCTAAACCTGAAGTTTGTTCTATATTACCTAAAAAATCTTCAAAGCTTGAATTTATTTCTTTCATGCTTTCTGCAATAGGTTGTGTTCCAACTCCTAATACATTATTTAATCCTTCTGCAATTTCATTGAATTGAGAAGGGTCGCTTCTATCTTGTATTTCTTTTAATTTTTTTTTAAAATTATCAAGACCTTTTGATGCTTTTTCAGAATTAGTAGCAATTAATAATATTGCACCAGCTATTAAAGTTATTGATGCACCTATTGGATTAGCAACTATTACAGTAGCCAAACCAAATAAAGCTACTGTTAAAAGTCTTACTGAATCAATAGCTTTTAAAACTAAATTTCCAACAAATAATCCTATTAGTAAATTTGCATTATCATATAAAATCTTTAAACCTTTACCAGCTAAAACAACTGCTTCGCCTAAAATAGTTCCAATGCTATTAGCAAAATCAGCTATTGATTTTTTATTATTATTAAAAAAAACTTCTAAATCTCCTAATTGTTTTTTTAACACACCAAAAAAACCAGTTGTTATTTGACTAGCAAATAAGAAAAATATATTTCGCAAACCTATAATAGTTCCTGATACTGTATCTTTTATATTTTTATTAGCTTGACCAAATCTTCCACCTGAAGAAAAATCTCTTTCAAACAATCTCAATGAATCTCTACCACTTACTTCTAGTCCCTTAGGTATTCCTAATAATATTCTTATATTTTCATCTGCAAATAATCTTGCGTTATTTAAACCTTTTGTAGTTGCTTTTCCGAATTGATCTACTGTTGTTTCAAAAGATAATCCAGTTTGTGCTGATATATTAGAAATTATTTCTAAATTTTTTGCTAATCTTTCTGGTGAACTTCCTAAAGCAATTAATTTTCTTGATGAAGCTATAACTTCTTCTAATGGTACTTTTGCATTAATGGCAAATTTAGTGAATTGGTCAAATGCTCTACCACCTTGTGTAGTGCTACCAGTTAATGAAGCTAATCTAGCTTTAGCTTGTTCTGCTTGTTTTCCAATATCAACTAATGATTTAAAAGCTACTCCAGTTCCTAATCCTATTAATGCGTTTCGTAAATTAAATATTGAACCTTTAAGGGAATCAAATGCTTTAGAAGCATTGTCTATAACATTAAGTCTTATATTTAGTTGCTGATCTGCCATATTGTTGTTTCTCTCGTTCTGCCTTCACTTTAAAGTAAGCTATCCAATAATAAAATTCATCTTGAGTAAAACACAAGACTTCTTCCATACTTAGTTTTAATTCTTGACCCAAAGCAAGTATGGAATACAACTCCGAATCAAATCTTACTTTTTTTCAGCTTCCTCGTAAGAAACACCAGCTAACATTTCTGTTGCTACTCTAGCTATAACATTTGCATCAGCATTATTCAATAATGTTAGCTTGTCATCTAGTTTAAATATTTTATTTCCTTCTGAGTCTTTGGCTTTTAAAACGATTGCATCTACTAATACTCCTAGATCATCATTCTTAGCACCTTTAAATAGGTTTCTTTTTTCACCAAGTGTAAATGGTGAGCAATATATTATTAAAGGTTTGCCTTCCTCGCCCCACTCAGCAACCTCAATCTTTTTAATACCTAAAGATTCAAATTGTGCCTTCACTCTATCTATTACGTTCATATTCTTCCTTTTATGTTAATTAGCCGTGTGTTCCAACTGTCAATTCACCATTTCCAGTAAATGTCATTTCTGCTTCTACCATTCCATCAAAAGATGCACTTAGATTATAACCAGTTACGATTGCAGAACCAGAAAAATATTTATCTCCAGTTGATGAACCTTCTGGCGATACGTTTATAGTTATTGATGAACCAGCAGTTACTAATAATTGTCCTGCATCTGCTTCGTCAAAAAATAAACTTGCTGAACCTGAAAAACCTTTTAATCCAGTTTTGAAAGTTCTGCTAGTATCACCTAATGAAGTATCTTCAATAGTATCTGATGTAGATTCTAAAGTGTAACTTCTTAATTCGCCCAAAATAGTTGAACCAATTTTAATGTTTCCTTCTGAGCCAGTATGTGTTGCCATATTTGTTTCCTTGTTTGTTTATATTAGGGAGTGCCAGAAGTGTATTGATACATAACTCGCACAACCATTCTGATACCACCAACTGGGAACAAGACACCCTCATCAGTAGATACTTCTACTACTTGAGTTTGTTTTGCGAACCCACCACGTGTTCTATCAGAATTTAGTCTAGTTTCAATCGTTGTAATTAATTCGTTTCTTTTTGTGTCAATATTTGTTGGAGTTCCTTTAACATAACCAACGATTACATAATCTGCTACTGCTTCTCTTAATGCACTAGTAAAACTTATTGTTTGATCTGATCTAGTTTCATTTCCTGATTGTACGAAACAAGCTGGATATTGTTGTTCAGATAACTCATCTACGTTAAATGGTTCTCTAGTAACTTTCTTTAAAGTTATAGGAGATGTACCAGTTGAAATTGCTGTTACTATATTAGATGCTATATCTTCTCTTTTACTCATATCTTGCTAAGTTTATTATATTCTCTCATAAATACATTCATAATAGGTTTTATTTCTCTTGCACCAATAGCGAAGAACTTTCTTTTCTTTTGATTGCCTAGTGCTTTAGTGTTTTGAAATTTGTTAGCAAAGTAAATAATTGCTTCTGTTGGTGATGACTTCTGTATAATGTTAGATAGCATTTGTCCTGAAAAAGTTAAATCAGGGAATTGTGTTTGTCGCCCAGCATTTTGTCTAAATGTTTTATAAGCTTCTGTGTATGGTGGAAATGAATTACCATCTGCATTCATGCCTTTAGTAGTTCTTTGTTTAATAATACCCATTAAGAACTCAGCAGTTCTACCTAATGCTGTCTTAACTATTTGTGGTTGTTCTCTTACTTGTTTTTCAAAGTTCTTAGCAACTTGTAATGAATTATCTTCAACAGTTAATTTCATCTAATTAGTTTAAGTCTATGATAAGGTTCTTTTTCTGCATCAGCGATTGTATTAGAATTGTCAGCATCATACTCAACACCATCTCTTAATATCAATTCAAATTCTGAAGCATAAAGTTGTTGGTAGTGTTTCATCATAACTTGGAATCTATCAGGGTTATCGTTTGAATTAAATTTAGTTAATTGTGGACAAGCATAAAAACCAATTACTCTATAAACACTTGCTCTTTTAAATTGTGCATCAGTTAGTAATGTTGCGTCCATTTCAGTTGTGTTTAGGATTGCAATATCTCTATAAGTTTCTTTTTGATAAACTGAGAACCATCTTATTCTTAAATCTCTTTCAATATCTGCTCTTGCTTGTGCGTGGTAATCATTTGGAGAAGTAAAACTTGCTATTCCAAAAGTTAAAATATCTGGTTGGTAAAATGTTAAATCTGCGTCTACTGAAAAATTTGCCATGTTAATCCTTTATAATATATTTTCTTCTTAATTTTCTAGGAGTTACTTTAGCAAATATTTCTGCTTCAGTTCTCTCTAGTTCTTTGTCAAAACCATAATGTATTGTTGATGTATTTTTAAATCTATCAACTAACACATAGCGATAAACATAATCCTTATTCTTAAAATGTAGAATAGTTTTTGGACTGTCTATCTGTTTCATAATTAGTTGGTGGGGCTTTTACACCCCACCGATTGTCTTAATTAGATAGTAGTATCAGTTATTACTGCACAACCATAGTCCTGTTTAACAGCACCAGTTCCGTATGTAATACTTGCTACGATTTCAGTTGCTCTTAGAGAAGCATCTCTTTGTGTTTCCACTTTGAAATCTTCTTTAAGTGCTAGACCTAAAGCGATTGGGTGAAATACTGCACCATAAGCATCATCACTAGCATCTGGAGTAATATTTGCATTTTCAAATATTTGAACACCAGCTACTGAACCAACGAAATTATTTCTTAAAATTTCATTTCCAATATCTGATATTGCGTTTGCATTTGTATTATAACCAGCTTGAGTTAATGTTTTCTTTAGATTGTAAACTGCTCTAGGGTGAAATACACCATAGTAAGGGGCAGGTACATTCAACATTCTTAGTTTAGCAACAGCTTTGAAAATTAGATCTGCATCTAATTCTACTGCCGCAGCACCCACTTCGTTTGTTGTGAAAGATACAAATCTATTTACTAAATCAGTATCAACTTTTTTAGCAATAGCTTCACCGAATAATTTTCCGATGTCAGCACCTACGTTACGACCTGCTGCGTCTCTACCAAGATCCGTCAAACTTGTCATAACTCCAACTTCACTAGCTGTGATAGTTTGTGATGTTGGGTTTACTGCTGTGTTAGATAAATCAGTAGCTTCGTTTACTGCTGATGCTGTAATAGCTGGGTACACAGGAACTTCTACTGTTTTTCCTGAACCAACTATTGGGTATGTTGTTACAAGAGGTCTCATTACTGAAGTCTCTTGGAATGTGAATATAGCTTCTTGAGTTATATTCGTAAATAGTTCACTTAAAGTTGAACTTGTTGTTTCGTTTGCCATGTTTTTATTTTAGTTTTGTTTAGTTGTTAGTTTCATTTTAAATACACCCTGATCTCTTTGTTTCCTCATTTCAGAATATAATTTTCTGTCGTTTGGATTATTTAAATCAAGATCACCAATATTTATTTGCTTTGGAGTAGCACCACCAATCTGACCTTTGCTACCTGCACCACTTTGTGTTGCAAGAACATGATGGGGATTGTTTTTTAAATATTCGGCTACCAATTCATTAACTGACATTGGGTCGCCTTTTTCTGAATATCTAGGAGTTCCATCTTCGTTTATAACTTCAGTAGAACCTTGATCGTTTAGTCTAACATTTGATCTTAGTAGTTGTTTAACTTCTGCTGGTTTTACAGCTTTCATTCCACTAGCTACATTGACTAAAGTTTCGTCTATACGAATTCTTTTTAATTCAGACTCCAACGATTGAATTTTTGAATCCTTTTTTGATACTGTTTCCTTCAGAACTTTATCAAACTCACCACGTTGTTTAGCGATTTCAAGTTCCTTTTCTTTTTTCTCTTGAATAAGCTTTTTGGCTTCATCAATGTCTATTCCATCAAGTTTATTAGAAACAGATTTTTTATATCTGTCTAATCTTCTTTGAACTATTTGTTCTAACTGATCGGCAGTAAAAACTTTGTTCTCAGCTTCTTGATTTGTAG